CGTCACGGCATTGCCTGGCGCTGTTACAGGAACGCCCTCAAGCACATCGTATCTGCGCGGGGATGGTACTTGGGCAACGTTATCAAGTAATTCTATTTCTAACGGCACATCCAACGTCACAGTAAACTCATCTGGCGGTACTGTTTCAATAACAACTGCTGGAACGACTGCGTTGACTGTTGATACAAGTCAGAACTTGTTAGTGGGGACTACATCACCATTAGGTAAACTTGCAGTAGTTGGCGGTCGTTCTATTTTTAAAACTGTTGCAGAACAGTATTCAATTGGTTTACAACGCTCAGATTTTACAAATGGTGCTTATATTGGTGTTGCTAACAGTTCATCAAATCCTGATTTAGTTTTTTCTAATAATGCTGGAACTACACTTGCAACTATTACTGATTCTGGTAACTTAGGATTAGGAGTTACTCCTAGTGCTTGGACACTGTTTAAGGCGCAAGAAATAGGAAGTGTTGGTAATGCTATTTTTTCAACTACCAGCGGCGCTAATTCTGCTATGGGTATGGGGGCTGGATTTTATTACGCTAGTGGGAATTATAAATATGCAAATACTGGTGGTGTTCCTGTTGGAATGATATTTAATTATTCTGCTAACGGGCAAATAGCGTGGGTTAATGCGGCTTCAGGTACAGTAAATAACAACATTACATTTAACCAAGCAATGACACTAGACAATAGTGGGAATTTGGCAATTGGAACAACCAGCGCAGTCAATAGCCGTTTGTATGTATCAAATACAGGTGTTGCCCAGTTAATCATTGGTTATAACAATACTGCCAATAATTACTTTGATGCTGATACACAGATTTTTCGTAACAGCAGTGCAGCTGAACGTGCCCGTATAGACTCCAGTGGTAACTTGTTAGTGGGTGACACAGCAAACGCAACTGGTTCTACTTCACGTTTATACGCACTTTCAAATGGAAGCGTTGTTGCTTCAACTTTTAAATCTGTTAATTCTACTTATGAATGTTCTGTTCTTTGGAATAATGCAACTTCTGGCAACAACCTATTCGCAACTTTTGCAACAGAAACATCAATAACAAGTCGTGGTTCAATTACCTACAACCGAGCAGGTGGTTTAGTTGTTTACAACACAACGTCTGATTACAGAGCAAAAGATATTAGTGGCCCTGTAACCAATAGCGGCTCTTTAATTGATTCTGTTCCTGTTTACATGGGAAAGATGAAATGGGCAACAGAAGAACGCCCAATGTTTATTGCTCACGAAACTCCAACATATGCTCACACAGGTGAAAAAGATGCTGTGGACAAAGACGGAAATCCTGTTTATCAGCAAATGGATGCTTCTGCCCTTATCCCTGTGATGTGGGCTGAAATTCAATCCCTCAGAAAACGCATCTTAACTTTGGAGAATAAATAATGGCTAATACTTACACATGGATCGTGGAAGCAATGGATTGCTATCCCACATATGAATCACAAACAGACGTTGTGTTTACAGTCCACTGGCGAGCCAACGCAACTGATGGAACACATAATGCAACCATCTATTCAACACAAGGCTTGACCTATGTTGCTGGTTCAGCATACACGCCATACGCCCAACTGACACAAGACCAAGTGCTAGGTTGGATTTGGGCATCAGGCGTTGACCAAACGGCAACACAAGCTGCATTAGATGGCATGATTAACGCACAGATCAATCCGACTGTGGTTAGCCTAGCCTTGCCTTGGAGTGCCTGATGGATTGGAAAATATTAGATATTGAGCAAAAAGATGGACAGATCACATCTGCTAAATACTATGTGACCAATGGAACAGTAGATACAGAGGGTAATTGGTATTTCACAGAAAAGGGTGATATTCCATTTGAACAAGTTACCGAGCAAATGGTGATTGATTGGATCAAGACTGCATCTATTCGTGACGGCAAAAACATCATAGAATTTAGATTGGAAGAGCAGTTGAATCAACCATCAAAAACAATTGCTCCTTGGTTACCACAAACATTTACACCGACATTATGAAACTCGAACTTTCAATTCCACAAATTAACACCATTTTTGTTGCACTACAACGCAACCAAGAACTTATTGCACAGACTATGGAAGAAATCCAACGTCAAGGCAATGAGCAGCAACCTAAGCCGCCAGAAGATGGTCACATTGTTGTGCCCGCATAAGGAATAATTAAATGGCCACTACACCAATAGATATTATTAGTTCTGCTCTAAAAGATATTGGCGCATTGGCTGCTGGGGAAACGCCTAGCCCTGAAGCTGCTCAAGACGCATTCATTATGATGAATCGAATGATTGATCAATGGTCTAATGAGCAAATGATGGTCTTTTACAAGACTGAGATTATCTTTACCCTAACGTCTGGTCAAACTCAATACACGATTGGCCCAGGCGGTGAGATAGGATCAATATTTACAGGTTCAATTGCCAATAACGTATTAACTGTGACGGCCATCACATCTGGCGCTATTTCCTTGGGTATGACAATTTCAGGTACAGGCATAACGCCTGGCACTAAGATTACAGGCTTTTTGACTGGAGCTGGCGGTAATGTGAACGAGTTGGGTACATATCAGCTCAACGTGTCTCAAAACATCAATTCAACAACCATTAACGCCTACTATCAGCGTCCCTTGAGCATCAATTCAGCGTTTGTTAGGATCAACACCTCACAAAGCGGTGTTCCTATTCTTAACGGCGGTCTAGACTACCCTGTGGCTATTCTTAACGTTGAAGACTATGAAATGATTGGCCTAAAGACGCTAAACGGCCCTTGGCCTAAAGCTCTGTATTACCAACCCACAGAAACGCTCGGCAACATATTTGTTTGGCCAAACCCAGCGCAAGGTGAGATGCACATCTTTGCTGACACATTGTTTAGCAAGTACACCTCAATTAACGACACCATGTTGCTGCCAGAAGGCTTTGAAAGCTGCCTAGAATGGTGTCTAGCCGAGCGTTTGATGCCTCAGTATGGTAAGGCTAGTGCAACCCAAATTCAGATGGTTAACGCCTTTGCAGCGCAAGCCAAGAGTACGTTAAAGCGCACCAACATGAAACCCGTACAGTCTGCTAGATACTCTGATGCTTTGCTAATGAGCAGAGCTAAAGATGCTGGCTGGATTTTGACGGGCGGCTTTCTAAGATAAGGACACTAAATGCCTGATTTTGGTTTTGTCGGCGCAAGTTATGTCGCACCCTCAATCTATCAAGATGCGAGTGAGTGTATCAATTTTGTTCCTGAAATTGATCCTACATTGCCACAAGGCTCTAGGGGTGTAGTTGCGCTTTATCCAACGCCAGGCTTAACCGCACAGGTCGTATTGCCAGCTGGGGCAGAAGTTAGAGGTATGCGAACACTATCAGGTGGAACGCAAATGATCGCCGTCTGTGGCGCATACGTCTATCTTTTATCTAGCAACCTAACCCCTACTATTGTCGGCATTCTTAACTCAAATGCTGGTCGTGTTGGCATTTCTGACAATGGGTTGTATTGCTATATCGTAGACGGCACATATCGGTATTCATGGAGAATTACAACTCCAACGACGGCCATCTTTACAGGCTCTATTTCAGGCACTACGTTAACAGTTACTAACATACAAAGCGGTACGATTGCTATTGGTCAGGTTTTGTTTGGTGTTGGTGTATCACAAGAGACAATTATCACAGGCGGTTCAGGCTTATCTTGGACAGTTAACATTAGTCAAACTGTTGCTTCAACATTGATGAACAGTCTGAATACAACAAGTTTTACTGGCGTTATTACTACAGGATCAACAAACGCCAACCTAGCAACGACAGCATCTTTGTATTTAGGGCAAACCATCCAAGGTGTAAGTGTTCCTGTAAAAACAATCATTAATGCTATTGCTACTCCCTCCGGTGGTAATAACAATTACACGTTATCGAGCAACACAGCGGTTTCGTCTGAAACTATGTATGCGCTAGATTTCACAGTTTTACCCTCAAATGATGGTGCTTTTAGCGGTGGAACGTCATTAGACATTGTGGATAACTACTTTGTTTACTCACGGCCATCTAGCCAACAATGGGGTGCGTCAGACCCTCTAAGCCCTATTTCACAGCAATTATCGTTTGGTTCTAAGGATGGATCACCTGATAATCTAGTGGCTTTGATTGTTGACCATCGAGAAGTTTATTTGATGGGTGAAAACAGCTCAGAGGTGTGGGTGGATGCGGGCTTGTTTCCTTTTCCTTTTCAACGCATACCTGGCACATCCACCCAACACGGCATTGCTGCGCTCAACAGTGTGGCTAGGGTAGGGGACTCATTTGCTTATGTTTCTAGAAACAACAGGGGTCAAGGCCAAGTCATGCAAATGGTTGGTTATGTGCCCCAAAGAATATCTACTCACGCAGTAGAGAACACGTTGGCTGGTCAATACATTGATGACGCTATATCGTGGACATATCAACTGGAAGGCCATGAAGTTTATGTTGTTTCGTTTCCTACTCTTGACCTCACTTGGGCTTATGACGTTAGCACCAAGCTGTGGCATAAATGGCTCTATTGCACGAATCAAAACGTCTACCAAAGACACCGAGGTAACTGTTCGGCAGTATTCCAAGGTATGGTGCTTGTGGGTGATTACGCCAACGGAAAGATATATGAGCTGGACAAACTCAACTACACAGACGATGGCCAAAGCATTAGAAGGCTAAGAAGAGCACCCCATTTAGTTGCAGATTTCCAACGCCAATTCTTCGATGAGTTGCAGATTCAATTTGAGCCTGGTGTCGGTACGACGGGTTTGTCAGTTTCGCCTTTTATTTACCTTGGCACGCCTTATATTATTTATGCCAACGCCACATTGGTAGTCCCAGCAACTCAATCGGTTGTTATTGGTAATCCTGTCCTACAAACACAAACAACGACTTTGCCGCAAGCAATGTTGCGCTGGTCTGACGATGGTGGTAGTACATGGAGTAAAGAACATTGGGTTACAATTGGTCAAACTGGAAAATACCAAAATCGTGCTATTTGGAGGCGTTTGGGGACGGCTAGAGACAGAGTGTTTGAGGTCGTTGTGACCGATCCTGTCAAAGCGGTGATTGTCTCTGCTAATCTAAAAGCAAGCGGAGGTGAAAATTGAGTATTTCAACCAATACCTCTCAGATTCAACCATATCCACAGAGTGAATTCTTGGATAAAGTGACAAATCGGCCTACTAGGGCATGGCAACAGTTCTTTTTGAACTTGTTGAACTTCTCCTCGGCTACTACTGCGACTGCTGGTGCTGCGACATTGCCTAGTAATCCGGTGGGGTTTATCAATATTACTGTAAACGGACAGCATTTTAAAGTGCCGTATTACAATATATGAGGAGAGATAATGGATTTATCAACAGTCAATAATGCGGTTGCTGATGCTTCAGCTGGATTGCCGTCTGGTTGGACTCAATTTGTTGCGGAAAATATTAGATCGCCTATTGGTCAACAAGCTATTGTTAGTGCTGCTGCCAATTTGGGTATTACTGATCCATCAGTTATTGCTGGTCTTGTAAACCAAGCCACGGGACTGAATGTAACACCACAACAAGTGACTCAAGTGGCTCAAGTGTCTCAAACGGCACAACCCGCACCAGTGTTAAGAACTCCACCTGAATTACAAAATATACCGCCATCACAAGATGCTGTTTTACCAAATCCTACGCCTACCCAACCAAATTCATTTCAACCTCAAGCAATACAATCAGTTTCTCCGAGAGCACCCGCTTCAGCTCGTGTAGCCACCCCAGCTGATTCTGGTACGTCTTTATCTAATATAACTGCTTCAACGCAGAATCAGCCGTTTGTAAGCTCTAACCCTGGCACACCAGGCACAAGCTATGGCCAAGCCAGTTCAGACATGGTAACCGCCGCGGCTAAAGCTAATCCAGAATTGGCCAATGCTTTACAGAATGGAACGGCACAATACCAAACAGGGCCTGATGGTGACTTTTTAGTTGATACTAAGACTGGTCAACAAATACCTGGCAACTATACTGTCTCTTCTACCCCTAGCGGTGGTATAGCGCTAAACATTCCAGGCGCTAATGGATCAATGATTCAGGCCGTTAGCAATGTCGGCAACAACGGCATGATTGCCCCCCTTACGTCTAGCAATGTGTTTAACGTTGGTGTAAATGCTGGTGCGGGTGGTTTTGGTGGTGGGCCAGATGCTTTTATGTCCACGGCTGGGCCTGTACTTGCTACAGCATTTCCAGCGGTTGCTCCATACATTCTTGCTTACAATTCTGCATCTGCTGCTAACAAGGGTCAGTATGGTTTAGCATTGATTAATGCTTTGGGTTCTGCTGGCGTATATGCCGCACAAAATCCAAACTCACAAATTGGTCAAATGGTTAATGGTGCTATTGATGCTGTTAAAAGCTCATTGCCACAATCAGTTCAAGACGCATTAAGTTCGTCCACAACGCCATCAACCCCAAGCGGTACTTCTCAAGTCGGTAATACAACTGGATTGGGAAACACAGACTATTCTATTGCTCCAAGTGGATCAACAGGGCCTGGTCTTAATGTACAGCAAGGCACAGGCACAAACCTATTTGACACAACAGGCGTTAATCCAAATACAGGTTTAACAAATGGATTGGGTTTACAAGCGCCAGGTTCAGCTAATCTATCATCAATGGGTGGTGGTCAAGGTTTGACAATACCCGCTGGAGCAACGGCAAATACGCCCGCGGGTGTATTGGGTGCTAATGGAGTAACTGGTACTGGTACAGGTGGTTTGCCAATAAATCCATCCACAGGTCAAACTCTTGGTTCTAATTTAAGTACACTTAATACTGGAGTGACAACGCCGAGCACAGCAATCACAAATGCTTCTGGTAATGTTGTTGGTACACCGGCTGGTCAAAACACATCCACAGGAGTATTGCCCGCGGCTGGTACGGCAGCTTCTTCACTATTAACTCCAACAAATGTGTTAGCTGGTTCAGCGTTGTTAAACACATTAGGTACACTAAATACCAACAAATCGATTGCAAACGCTGCCAACACGCAATTAGCCGCGGGTACAAACGTACAAGATTACATCAAGAACTTGTATGAACAGCAAGGCATTTTTCAAGCACCATATCAAACTGCTGGAACTCAAGCGGCAAATACGTTATCTTCAACGCCGACACAAGACTACTTAACACATCAGTTTAATGCTACAGACTTAAACGCACAATTAGCACCTAATTACGCGTTTCAATTACAACAAGGTCAAAACGCTAATCGTAATGCTGCCAACATGGGCGGTGGTTTGTTGTCAGGTAATACCTTACAGGGTCTGAACACCTATTCGCAAAACTATGCTCAAGGTGCTTACCAGAACGCCTTTAACAATTACCAAACACAACGTCAAAACATCTATTCAAATTTGGCTGGTCAAGCTGGAATTGGTCAGACTGCAAACCAACAATTGAGTGGCTTGGGTGGAAGTTTGGCAAATACTTACGGGAATGTTACAACTGGATTGGCTGCTTCACAAGCTGGAGCACAAACAGCACAAGCAGTTAACACTAGCAATTTGTTAAGTAACTTGGGCAACACCGCTTTGACAGCATCTTTACTAAAGCCAGCATAAGGATAAATCATGCCAGTTTTTACAGATTATCCAACAATCAAACAAACGAGCCTAAATGATATTATTGGGCCACTTGCAAACTTCCAGCAGTATCAGCAAGCGCAACAGTTAAACCCTATTCAACTTGAAGCTGCTCAGTTACAACTTGAGCAAGCTAAGAAAATGAATCCTTTGGCTTTCCAAAAAGCACAAATGGAGATTGAGCAAGCGCAAAAGATAAACCCCTTAGAAGTTTTTGCTAGACAATTGGCAACAACCAAAGCTGCTGGAACATTAAAGCCTGAAATTACTCAGGCAGAAGAATTAGCTAAACAATCACAAATTGCCACGCAAAAAGATCAATTTGCTTACGACAAAGATTACAACCAAACAATCAATCAGATTATTGGTGGATATAAAAACGATCCAAGACTCAAAAGTGGCAGCCCTAAAGAAGTCGCTGGTGTTGTAAAAGACGCAGAAGAACAGGTTAAGCGTTTAGTCAAGAGTGATCCAGAAGGTGAATTCAAAACTGAAATGCGCTTTGCCCCAATCAAGAATCTGATTGCATCAGGTAAACATGACAAGGTTGATCAAGTCTTTGCAAATTTGATTCAGACTGGTATCACGCCCACATCACAACAAGCCTTGCAAACGCCACAACTTACGACTGTTGGCGGTGCTCCAGCGACTTATACACCAGCTACGGGTTCAGCCCAAGAGCTAAACATCAATCAACCTCAACTTGCACCTCAACGTATGCCACAAGGTGGGCCTTTGCCACCAGGTATGCCAGGTATGCCACAAGGTCAACCCACAGGTCAACCTCAAGGTGTAAACCCCACGCAAATGTCATTGCAATATCCTATTCGCAAGGCTGGTGACATTCGACCCTTTGCACCCAATGAAGCCATTGATACTGAAAATGGCGCGAAATATCGCAATAGTTTAACGACTAGACAAACAGATTTGGCCAGCGCAAAACGTAATCTGGACGAGGTTATCAAAGCAGCCAGCACAATTGAAAAAGAAGATTTGTTTACTAGCGGGGCTTTGGGTGCTATGGAGCGCAATGTAAAAGGTTTCCTAGGTGATCCTAAATACAAGCAACTAAGTAAAGACTTGGCCAACGTACAAATTGGTAATATTCGTGCTATGGGCGGTTCTTTGGATACTGTTGCTGGCCAGCAGTTAGAGAAAATGGCCAATGGTGACGAGACTTACCCACCAGAAATTCTCAAGAATATTGCAAGACGCACCTACGCTGATATCACCAATTTGGATATGCAAGCCACGGCAGCGTCTAAATTTGCTCAGAAGTATGGTGACAACAACCTTAACGCATTTAAGCGCCTATGGGCATCTAATGCTGATTCAAAGGTATTTGAAGCCATTAGCATATTCCAAAATGTTAACGATCCTAAGA